GGTTCGATGAGGAGCCGCCAGATCCAACTCCTGAAGACCTGCTGGCCCTCAACCCTGAGCTGTTGATCTACGACGTCTCCCCTTCCCAGTTTGCTGAGACAGCTATCCAGGTCCCAGAAGCTGGCCGAGTCAGTCAGTTCTCCTTCGAAGGCAGAGAGTATCTCCGTAGGATCTACGATACCGCCTCGGACAAGGTGCTTCTGAAGTGCGGACGGCAGGTGGAGAAGAGCACGACGTTGGGGAACAGGCTGCTCTGTTACTCCGCGCTGACCAACAACTTCCGTTCTCTCTACGTCGCCCCTTCCGCGGAGCAGGCTAAGGTCTTCTCGGTGGACCGCATCAAGGACGTGGTGGAGTCTTCTCCACTCCTCAAGGCGTACACCACCACGAAGATCAGCCAGGCCGTGTTCTTTAAGAAGTTCATCAACTTCTCCCAAATCCGTCTGCGGTACGCTTACCTCACCGCCGACCGAGTCCGAGGCATCCCAGCCGACCTGGTCTGCATCGATGAGCTCCAGGACATCCTGGTGGACAACATCCCGATCATCGAGCAGTGCGCCTTCCACTCCAGCTACAAGTTGTTCCTCTACTCCGGCACGCCGAAGTCGGAGGACAACACGATCGAACACTACTGGCAGGAGTTCTCCACCCAGAATGAGTGGGTGGTCCCCTGCGAGCGGCACGGGACGCCGAACAACCCCAGCTCGTGGCACTGGAATGTGCTGGGGGAGAAGAACATCGGCAAGCAAGGATTGGTCTGTGACAAGTGCGGAGAGCTGATCAGTGCTGCCCATCCACAGGCCAAGTGGGCTAGCATGAACCCCCGAACGCCCTCGAATGAGAACAAGGTGGCCTTCGAGGGTTATCGAATCCCTCAACTCATGGTCCCCTGGGTTGATTGGCAGGAGGTTCTGGAGGCGCAGGAGCATTATCCTCGTGCCCAGTTCATGAACGAGAAGCTGGGGATGTCCTATGACTCTGGTGTCCGCCCGATCACCAGGGCTCAACTTCAGTCTTGCTGCAAGTCTCACATCCGGATGGGTGACATCGAGCAGTTCAAGGAGCTCGCCCAAGGCCGTCGCGTGTACGCTGGGATTGACTGGGGTTGCCATGATGAGGAAACCCGCATCCTCACCCAGCGTGGCTTCGTCTACTTCCGTGACCTCACCGACGATGATCTGGTGGCCCAATGGGATCCTGAGACCCGGGAGATGATGCTAGTTCGGCCCCTAGAAAGAACCGTTCGGGACTGGGATCAACCACTCCTGCATTTCAAAGCACGGGGCTTGGACATGATGCTGAATCATGTCCACCGTATGCGTGTACTTGGCCCAAACGCCACGCGATGGACAACGGAGACGGCGGAAGAAACTGCCGAAAGAAGTGTAGTCAAGTTCGTTGGTCACGTGGACTGGCATGGCCGGGAGGAAGAACTATTCCAGTTGCCAGCTTTACCGAAGAGCCCCGGATATGTGGGGTGTGATCATCGCACCTTCAGGATGGATGATTGGCTGGAGTTCCTTGGATACGTGGTGTCCGAAGGTGGGGTCTGCCTCCGTCCCAGCAAAGCCGACCCGACTGTCATGTTTCCCTATTCCCTGAAGATGTCTCAGCGCGAGGATGCTGCCCCAATCAAGTCGCTTCGGATTAAGGAATGCATGGAAAGATTAGGAATCCCCTTCACCGAGTTCCCAAACGAAGAGACGGGTGATCTGAATTGGACGATCAAAGGGAAGCAATTCTGGCACTGGTTCTATTTCAATGTGGGAAGGACGGGCGATACTAAACGCCTGCCACGTTGGGTGCTGGGACTCTCCAAACGACAACTTCAGATTCTCTTTGATGCCATGACATTGGGTGATGGGTACATTGATCCGAGAGAGGACTGCAATAACGGCGCTTATTATTCCACTTCAAGGGGTCTTTGCGAGGACTTCCAGGAACTCTGCATCCGACTGGGACTACGCTGCGTGGTTCGCCTCCACAAGGAAGCTATTGGAAACCGGAAGACCCGATGGAGGGCTCTCTGGTCCAGCGGTCGGGACTTCCAGTTCAATGCTCTCAAAGATCGAGTAGAGCGTGTTCCTTACAATGGCAAGGTCTACTGTTGCAAGGTCCCTTCCGGCTACATCGTGACGGAACGGAATGGATCGATCGCCTATCAGGGCAACACGGGCGAGAACACCTACACCGTGATCAGCTTCGGCGGCTATCTTGGTGGCGGGAACTTCACCATCTTCTGGGTGCACCGTTTCACCGGGCCAGATCTTGAGCCGGACAGACAGCTCGACCTCATCTCCCAGATGATCACTCAGCTTCACGTTCAGCTCGTGGGCGTGGACTACGGTGGGGGCTTCCACAACAACAAGATCCTCATCCAGCGGTTCGGACCCAACAAGGTCATCAAGTACCAGTACAACCCGCGGCAGAGGAAGAAGATCTACTGGGAGCAGAACCTCCTTCGCTACATGTGCCATCGATCAGAGGTGATGAGCGACCTCTTCACGGCGTTCAAGAAGAAGCTGGTGGACCTGCCGAACTGGGAGGAGTTCTTTGATCCCTACGGTCAGGACATCCTCAACATCTTCAGCGAGTACAACAACCGGCTGAGGATGGAGGAGTTCAAGCACGCTCATGGGAAGACGGACGACGCCTTCCACTCGATTCTGTACTGTCTTCTGGCGTCAATGATCCAACAGCCACGCCCCGACATCATCCGTCCGATGAGAGAGTCTGGGGTGCCCGTGTATCAGGGGTAAAGAGAAGCGCCTGGCGGGGCGCTTCGGGAGGGAGGGACTAGCGGATGCCGATCGCCCGGGAGAACGCCTCGGCGACAACGCGGGGCGTCGCCAGCCACCTGATTCCTCTGTAGACCAGGTAGCCGAGCCCGGCGGTGCCGAGCCCGGCGATGAAGCCGGTCCGGCCGGGGGTGAGGAGGGGAGCGGAGGGCTCGCCGGTGTTGGTGAGCTCACCGGCCAGGGCTTCGGCCTTGACCTTCGGGTCTGCCATTTTCGATCTCCTTGCAAGGGTTTACGAGGACAAGTTGGCATTCTCGTCTTCAAAGGTCTTATGCCAGGAAACCCCCTGGATTTTCAGTCTGGAGGGCTAAACAGCAATGGAACGATCATTTAGGAGGGCTTTTGCAGCCTGGGGGACATTCTGGGGGTGATTTTGGATCATGATCATCGCGGAGTCGCGGATGTTCTTCCGGCCACGATCAAGGAGCGCATAGAGGTTCTTGAGGACGGGAGTCTTGGCGAAGTTCTTCCGCTGGCGGACGGAGGTCATCATCCGGACGACTAGGAGATAGAACGGCTCCCAGGTATGATCACACCCAACCAGCTCCTGGAGGCGCACCATCTCGTATTCGGAGAGCTGGAGGAAGAGCTCGCCCCAGACCGATATCACGTCCGGCGCGAGTTGCTCCTTTCGTAGTCCTAGGAGGGTCACAGCGTCCCGGTAGTACTTCAGAAGCTCCTCATCCGGCGCATCTCGCATGGCGGAGAGGTCAAGACCGTTGATGTGGAGGAGGAACTGAATCTGCTTCTCCGCATTCGCTAGTCGTGCTTCCAGTTTCCTGATCCTGAACTCATCTTCCATTGGACTTCCCATCTCCCTGGGGTGCATGCTACCTATACTAGAGACCGCGCACACGGTGTACAAGCCCGCCGTGATTGACAGAACGGGAATCACGAACCTATGATTGACCAAAGGTGACACGATGAGCGATCAGGCCGGTGCCATTCCTCTCGGTCTTGCCCAGCAGCAGGCCGCTAAGAACGTCGATCCAGAACAGCTCGAGGTGATGGGGAAGAGGGCAGCGGCTCTCTACGCAGAACAGCGTACGCCGTTGAACGAGGCGGTGGTGGAGATCGTGAAGGAAGCCCGGCTGGCTCCCGAGCAGGTGAAGCGCGTGTGCGAGTTCGCCAACACCGCTGCTTACCTCATGGAGTTCGAGAAGGGCGGTGAGGTCAGGAACGTGACCTTCGATGGTGGGCCAGCCAACCCAGCCGCCGTCCTCCAAGATCTCAACGATGGTTCCTCCCCCCCGCCCAGGCAGGTCAAGACCGCCGGATACCAGCCGCCCATCGGTCACTACAAGACCGCGATGGCCTCCGATTCGATCCTGGCCGAGGCATTCGGCATCAAGTCGGAGATGGAAAAGACCGCCCAGCTCGATCACGCCATCCGGGCGAACCCGGGGGAGGAGATCGCAGACCTTCGCGTACGTCTGGAAGGTGTCCGGGACGACCTGAGGAGCAAGTACGCTTCCTCCGGCGTGCTCCTCCACGACGTCCGCCACGACCTCTGCGAGTCCGTTCGCCGGGAAGTTCTGGCCGGGACGGCTCTGGAGGACATCGGAAAGGCCTGGCATGGCTACGCCCCGACCCAGATGTGGAAGGAGGCCATGCTGATGGTCTCCGGGCATCTGAAGGCGAGTGGGATGACGAAGGAAGCCAGCTTGTCCTTCACCCCGATCGCCAAGCTGGCTGGCCAGAGGATTCCCAACACCAACCATCCAGTCGTCGATCGCTTCATCGCCCTCACGAAAATCTCCCACGAGCACGCCAAACTGGAGAAGGCGATCGAGATCGTCAATGACCAGCTCCACGATGTGAATCGCAGGCTGGAGGCGATGGCATGACACCGAAGCTTGCCCTAGCGATGGCACTCCTGAGCCGGGAGAAGATCGCGGAGAAGGTAGGAGTTCTCAGAGCCTTGCACCAGACAGCTCGCAAGGCCGGTAAGGAACTGGCGGAAGCAGGTCACCCGATTGCGGGGACAGCGGTTGGCCTTTTTCCGGCTGCGGCGGGCGCTTACGGCATCCACAAGGCCCTTCAGACTCAGACGGGGCAGGCCCTGAAGAACAAGTACCAGCAGTGGAAGTACGAGAGGGCTCTCCGCCAGGCCCAGCAAGGTTACGGGTACTAGCCATGTCGAAAAATCCAGTCGAGGAGTTTCTTGCTCTTCAGGAGGCCCCTAAGACAAAGGAAGCGGGTTTCTTGGGGAACCTCTGGCACGCCTTCTCCGAAGGATTACAGCAACATCCGCCCACGTCGGAGGCAGCTCAAAGTCTGGGGCAGGTCATAGCTCGAGGAACGGGCTCGATCCTGCCGGGGGCCATCGGCACAGGACTCCTGGGCGCTGCTTTCGCGGGAGCTGGCAAAGGAGTCGGCGCCATCCGAGAACGATTCGCGAAAGCGCGTGACTTCAAGCAGATGATGGAGGCCAATCCTCGCCTGCACAAAGAGGACGCTGGGCATATCCAGTCCCTCTACAACTCCCTTCGTGCCATGTCACCGGACATGGCTAAGGATCCGCTCATCGCGGGCTCTTTCGTTCACCAGATGATGGAACGGGCCCCCGAGGGTGGACCCATGATCCCGATCGAGACGTCGAAGCTGTTGAGCGAGACCACGAGGAATCTGTCTCAAGCTCGAGGGAGCCATCCATTCCTGGATTCGATGAAGTTCTCCCCCCTGCCCGCACTGGCACCGGCGCAGGTCCAGTCTCCCCAGCCACGTCTGATCGGCGAACGTCGTTTTGGGCCGGGCGGGGAAGAACTTGGACGTACTGAAAAAGAGTACGCGTAGATGATCATCAAGGTCTGCCAGTTTCGCGCTCGGCGCGATCAGGGTGAGCGTCTAGTCGAGGTCTTCCGACCTGGTGAGATCGAGAAGGCGGCTGCCTTCTTCGCCATGGGCAAGACGGCTCAGCCGATGCTGCCGGAGGTTCAGCAGTTCCTCCAGCATCTCATGCCGGACCCCTCGAAGATCTACGTCCTGGTCAACGCCCTGGGCGCGGGAGAGTACTGGGGATCGAACATCAACGGCGACTACTTCCCAGAAGGGTCGCTGATTCATCGTGGCCCAATCTACGGTTACGAGACCTTCTACCAGGCCCATCCTTACAAGCACCACGTCAACAAAGATCCCAGCCGGTCCTTCGGCGAGGTGAAGATCAGTGCCTGGCATGATGAGATGAAGCGTGTCGAGCTCGTGGTCTGCATAGATCGCGAGTTGGCGGCTAAGTTCGGTGCTCAGGACATCTGCGACAAGCTCGATCACGGTCTCTTCCCCGACGTCAGTATGGGATGCAAGGTGCCCTACGACCTCTGCTCCAAGTGTACAGACTGGGCGAAATACCGTGATGCCCAGTCCACCTACGATCCTTCCCTCCACCAGTCGGTGGGGCAGGCTGTTCTTGTCTTCCATCGCCGGAATCCGATCCGTGGATTGTCGGTCACGAGGAATGATTATTGCGAGCACCTCAAGACTCAGCTCAACAAGATCTTGTCGGATGGGACTAAGATCTACGCGATCAACGACTTCCCCAGGTTCTTCGACATCAGTTTCGTCTTCATCGGAGCCGACAAGACCGCAAAGGTGATGGCGAAGCTAGCTCACGTGACCCTGGGTTATCATTCCGAGGTCGTGCCTTCATGGCATCTCGCGGAGGAGTTAGGGTATCAGCCGGAGATCGAGAAGGATTTCGAGAAAGTCGCGGCCGTCCCAGTTCGGCAAGTGCTGCGTGAGGTAGTCCGTGCGACGGGGAAGAGATACCATCCCGAAAAGATGAGTCTCAACCGTGCAATCACTATGGCGCGGAAGGGCGTGGCCAAGTCCGAGATGCCGGAGGAGAAGCAGGCTGGTTTGGACCTGGTGCGTGCGAGATTGCGGGAAAAAAAGGCTTCCCATCACAAGGGTGCGGAGATTACAAAAGAGGTCGTGCCATCGCAGTTTGGCGGTAAGGCAGTGCCCACAGAACATTCAACTCCCGATCTTCCAAACGAGATTCTCGATCAACTCGGAAAGTGTCCCCTACACGAGGCCCTATCTACACCCACCTCTATGGGCATGCTCCTCCGGCCCCGTGAATTCCAGCGCATCACCATCATCAGCTTGGGTCGTAAAGATCTGGCAGATCAGATGGATCGCGATAGCATGGTCATTCCCCAGTCTGGGGAACGTGACACGACCGTGCCGATGGGTCCTGAACATTTCAGCGATATCATCAAGAGACTCCTGATGCCGTTCTTGGAAGGGCGCAGCATGTTGGAGCCGATCGCCAAGCGTCGTATGATCCCGACCTCCATCGGTGGTGAGGGTGAGCCTCCAGAGCTGCACAAGGAGCCTTGGGGTAACACCTTGAAGGTGGAGAAGTTGAAGACAGCAGAAAGTCCCTTCCTATGCAAGATCGCGGCAGCCTATAATGGCTACCTAGATCGGGCAGTTGACTGCCTGAAGCAAGCAGCAGATATTGTGAGCAGCCATTCCGATCTTTGGGAAACGGTCTTCCGAGAGGGACTGGCAACCGGTTTCGAGAAAAACGCCGCTGGCGCAAAGGTTAATCCAGCGGTGTTGTTAGGTGCAATCGGTGGTGGTTACGCTCTCAGTGAATACGCACGGTGGCAGAGGGAACGAGCTCGGATGGGTGTACAAGAGCCAGTCGGCCCGATCACGAACTTCGCAGCGGAGTATCCAAAGCTGCTCATGTTCCTGGCGGGCATGGGAGCATTGCACCAACAAGGGTCAACGATCCCCCGTAGGATCGTCCAAGGCATCGCAGGCTTCGCAGATAAGCCGGATGTCTAGCTTCGGTGAGCGTGAGGGGCTGAGACCTCGAAGAAACGGATCATCGAAGGCAACAGAACGAACGCAACCGAAAAGGAGATCTTCAAATGGATCGTGACCTCGCCGCAATCTACGGCACCGGCAACTACGAGCCCGAGCAGAACGACATCGAGAAGATGGCCGCCGCGGAGCTCCTCGTGAAGCTCGCGGAGGAAGAGGGTGTGGACCTCGCTCGGTTCAACGACAATGAGATCGCCGAGATGATCGGCAACCTCTACAAGTCAGCGGAAGAGACCCCGGCGGAGGAGAAGAAGGAAGAGGCCAAGGCCAAGGAGAAGGACAGCCAGTTCGGCCAGGAGCACGAGAAGGGCGAGTCCAAGGAGAAGGAAGAGAAGGAAGAAGAGGCCAAGGAGAAGGCAGCCGAGGCCGACTTCCTGGGGCGCGTGATGGCGCACTCCATGGTGCAGGAGCTCCGCGACATCGAGAAGCAGGCGATGTCGGAGAAGGGGCTGGGGCTCGTGAACAAGCTGAAGAACTTCGCCGGCGGCCGTGGGGCAGCCGCGCGTGAGGCAGTGAGCCACCTGAAGGGCGCCGTTGGCAAAGGTACCTCCCTCGCGGACAGGGCGAAGCAGGTAGGTCGGGCGATCAAGTCGTCGCCGGAAGGGGCAGTCGCAGCTCTCGGGGCGACCGCGCTCGCAACCAAGGGTGTCCACAGCGCCGTCAAGGGCAAGAAGGAACCCGAGGCGACGAAGGAAGGCTCCGCGTTCGAAGCCCTCGCCCAGCAGAGGGCGTTCGAGATGGCGAAGCAGGCCGGGTACGTGGACGAGCAGGGCAACCTCTTGGTCCAGACTCAGGAGAAGCAGGCATCGGCTCTCGACCAGGCGCTCGAGCTCCGCGCCCTCCAGATCTGCGAAGAGTCCGGCATTCCGGTGGAGTGGGAGCAGTAGGTCCGAACAGCTTGGGTGACTGAGCGTGGAAGAGATGATGACGGCGTTCTGGGATGAGCTGGAGAAGATCGGGGCACAAGCTCGATCTTCCTCGAGCGTGTGGTCGTCAAAGACCGTGGGTGCACCACGGGCGAAGACCCCACCGATCCAGGCAGACCGAGCGCCGACACCTCCTGCCTCTCTCAGCCCCAAGCTGGTTGGTCCAGCGTCGCAGTACGGCAAGCGACCACCAGACTACGCGCAACCGAACATCGACACCTCCCCATCAGCCAACCCTGCTCAGGGTGCGGCGGAGCGAAGTACTCCGCCTCCCAATGTGGTCTTTGGGGTACGATGATGGGACACGAGAGGAGAAATCAGATGCGATTCTCTCTACAGGACATGGTCCGGCAGTCGCTTGCCGAAGCTGAGGAGCGGGTCAAGATCGCGCAGCTTCAGCAGGAGCCTGATCGGGACGAGTCCAAGAAGAAAGACGAGAAGGAAAAAGAGAGCGGCTTCGAAAACAAGGGCGCTCCCAAGGAGACGGGCAACACCCCCGAGCGGAACTACGAGAGTTATGGGGAGAAGACCTCCTCCGTGTTCGTGGAGAAGCTCGCGTCGGCAGTGGAGTATCTCAACAACCATTTCCTGACGAAGGAAGCGGTTGGCGAGACCATGCCGCCCCCGCCCCACACCGTCACCCCGGGGATCGGACCTGGCATCGGCCAGACGTCCCTGGAGACCAACGTCAACTCCCCCACCCCCGGCGTCCAGTCGGAGGAGACGGGAGAGGCCAAGACCGGCAAGCCGCCGATGGCCACGGGGTCGGACACCAAGTCTCCCGGCCAGACCAACCCCGGAACTTCCCTCAAGACCGACGCCACCACTCCTCCCGGCGGGAGTGAGAACTGGACGCACCAGGACAAGATGAAACAGTCGGCTGCTCTCCTCATCAGCAGGAAGCAGAAGACAGCGCAGGTCAACCGCGTCCTGGGTATCATGAGCAAGATGGCCGGCGAGGACGTATCCGCCGCCCAGATCAAGGCCACGCACAATGACGTCCCCCCGGATGCGTCCAAGAGCGGTGAGGACGTCCCCTCTCTTCCCGGCGAAGCCAGCCGGCAGGAGAGCATGATCAACTCCAACGAAGCTGCAAGGGACTACACCAAGCAGCAGGCGAAGGCCGTACCCAAGGAACGGATGGGTGAGGTGATCGACGAACCAGCCCAGAAGAAGTCCACGGATCCGGTGCTTCATGAAAACCTCGACTCTGCTGCCGGCGCGGGCGTGAAGCTCTCATCAGCGGTGGCGGCAAGGGCTCTCCTCCGCAAGATCGCGGAGGAGGGGGCGAAGGACGATGCTTCGCCCGAGGAGAAGGAGAGGGCTGCGAAGCTGCACGAAGCCCTCAAGGCCAAGCAGGAAGAGAAGAAGGAAGCCGCCTTCGGTAGCAGCGCAATGCCCATCTCGGGTGGGTACTAGGAGGACATGATGAGCCAGACCAAGATCAGTGCTGCCCAGGCCGCGCAGGTCTACGCCGAGGTTCCAGGTGTTCTTCGGGCACTCGTCTCCGAGAGGGACGAGTTGCGCACGAAGCTGGCGGGTGTGGAGACCAAGCTGCGGGAGTACGAGAAATCCGACCGAATCGAGAAGATCGCTCGCACGATGGAGACCAAGGGCATCGACCCTGGCACCACCTTCGAGGAGAAGGTCGAGCGGATCAAGGAGGCGGAGACTCGTGGCCGGAAGCTCGACGTCATCGAAGAGGCGATCGAGATGTCGGCCCCCAATGGGGCTCTCGGGAAGCTGGCAGGAGCGGAGGCGCCGGGTAACGGTGCGGATGCTCTCACGGCGTACATCCTGGGTGGGCTCTCCGAGTAGCAGCCAACCGGAAAACCAAGGAGAACTTCAATGTCCGTTTCGAACTTCACTCTGATCACGGAACTCATTCCGGTCCTCCGGAGGGATTTCCCCCTCAACGACCGGACCCTGGCGAATCCGAACGGAACGAACCCGCTACTGGATGGCGAGTTCATGAACCTCAACAGCAGCTACAAGCTCATCCGTGGCGTCGATGGAAGCATCGGCTGGGCAGTCTTCGCGGAGAAGGGGCGTTTCGACGTCCAGGCTCTTGGGAAGACGACGGTGCTGTTCGGCATGACCTACGAAGCCGACACCCTGATCTTCACCGCCGCTGGCCTCACGCTCCTGGGCAAGCTCCAGATCAGCGCGAGCGTCACCGGACCGGATGGGAAAACGAAGTCCGGCCTGGCGAACTACTCGTCCGGCGAGGTCATCGGCTACGTCACCCGTCACCCGAACGACAACGGCAACAAGCTGCGCTTCATCCAGACCCTGGTCTAGGCCAGGAGAGGATCACGAAGGAGAATCACGATGAGCGTTCCCGCAAGAGTCCTGAACGACCTCTTCACCAACAAGGTGGGGACGGCCGAGGGGAAAGAGAAGATCGCCGAGTACGCCGGCACCTACGTCCGCGACCGTCTCCGTGAGGTGAGCTACGCCCGCAAGGTCCAGCCGCCCCAGATGGTGACCAGGGCGGACTGCCAGCGGTCCGTCAACCACGACACGCTCGTGAAGATCGTGGACGTGGAGCCCAAGAGCCGCGCGATGGCCCTGACCTTCCGCGGTCAGCCCGAGGCCCGCTTCATCCGCGCGCCCCGTGCCGAGGTGGCTTTCTGGACCGTCAGCTCGGAGAAGTTCGAGAAGACGGAGCAGGAGCTCCTGGCCTACGAAATGCCGATCACCAAGGTCATCGAGGACAACTCGGTGAAGGACATCCAGGAGATCGAGGACCGCGAGTGGACCATCCACATCGAGGCCGCTGTCCAGGCCCTCCAGGCCGAGGCCAACGGTGGTTCGGTCACCGCCCTGAACGCTTCGGCGCTCCAGGGAGCGACCCCGCCGGTCGAGTTCTCCGTCCGCAAGGGCGAGCTCGCCCGCGAGGCCACCACGGACGACGCGACCGTCTGGCCGGTTCAGAGGCCGGACTTCGTCAACCTCTTCAAGCTGATCGATGGCAACAGGCTGCGCGCCGAGCAGATCCTGATCACCGAGGTGGACTGGGACGACGTCCTCCAGTGGACGCTCGAGGACTTCGGCGACAAGCTCCAGTCGGAGACCACGGTGGACGGATACAAGTACAACCTGCTTCTCGGCAGGCAGTACATCCGGACCATCAAGACCGACATCCTGCGGCCGGGCAACGTCTACTGCTTCACCGCCCCGGACTTCCTGGGCCGCTTCTACATCCTCAACAACACCAAGTTCTACATCGACAAGATCGCGAACCTGATCACCTGGCAGTCCTGGGAGGACATCGCGGTCGCTGTCATCAACATCGCATCGGTGCGGAAGCTGGAGCTCTACTCCGGTGACGCCACGACCATCGACACCGACAGCATCCTCACCGCCAAGAGCCCGAAGGCGGAGGAGGACCTCGGCGCCGAGAACAACCGCGTGGACTCCGGCCTGGTCTACCCGGGCATCGAGGTCTACTAGCCCCGGCCCTTCGGGGTGAACGTACGGGCTGAAAGCGCCGGCGTCTCGCTGTAGGCGCCGGCGCTTTTTCTTAGGAGGAGACAAATGGCCGAGACACAGTCGTTCTACACGGTCGAGAACATCGTGGGGAATGCCCGCACGAGAGCGCACCGTCACAGGTCCGCGTGCGTGCGGCGTAACAAGCAATACATCGCCGGGAGACGAACCCTGCCAGGCAAGAAGATCACCTTCTCCGAGGAGATCTTCCAGCGTGAGGCAGCCAAGCTCCTATGGATGCTGAAGGAGGGGATGATCGTTCTCACCGCTCCAGGCCGACTGCGGATCACCTACGCCTCCACGGGTGAGTTCATCCTCAGCCGACCGGACGGGGCGTTCAAGGCACTCCCCAAGGGAGAGCTGCCGGAGTGTTTCCAGAAGGTCAAGCCGGAAGATCAAATCCCTGCCACCCCGGAGACGACCACCCCGGAAGAGGTAGAGAAGGCCGAGGAGATTCTCGAGGAGATCGCGGAAGAGGTCCAGCCGGAGGTGGTCGAGGTCGCCCCACTACCCAAAGACCAGCCGGTCACGGAATCTGTCTTCGGGTCCGTCAAGCTCTCCGAGCTTTCTCGAGAGGCGAAGGAAGCTGAGGAAGAGATGTCGGTCGCAGATGAGGAGTCAGCAGCCGC